CCCCGCCGCCGCTGACGCTGATACAACCCCACCCACCAACCCCATACCTGTCCCATCGCAAGAACTACCATTAATAAAAAACTTTGAATTTATTTTTAATTATGTCAATCAATTACTTAATACATATAATGCAACACAAATTAATGCTACCGATAAACAAGTTCATCACTATTTATATTTACACAAATTATTTGATGAAATTGATAATAATAAACATGGATTTTGTAATGTAAGCGATAAAGCTACAAGAGATAACAGTTTATCAATATTACAATCTTTTGATGCGTTTTTTAAAACATTTGATATATTTCGTGATAATATACTCCTAAAAAATTTTGATGATTCTTATACAGACTTTAAACATATATGTAATGTTCAAAATTATTATGATCATATTTTGAATAATTCAACAGAATTAACTAATTCTTTATATATGTTTAATAATATTAATGTTTTAATTGAAAATTTTTCTAAATGTGATATATATTTTGACTTATGGTTTATGTATAAAATTTTCAATGATTATTTAATCATTAAAAATCGTTCAAATAACGGTACACCTAAAGATACAGATAAAGATAAAGATAAAGATTACGAATATTTAAAAGAATGTTACAATTTAAGTAAACCTAAGAATGACTCTACCACTGACGGTACATATTTTAATAAATACGTTGAATTTTTAAACACCTTAGTATTAAATGAAGATGTATATCAATTATTAATTTTAGTTTCTAAATTATTTTCATTTGATAATAATTACAATATGAAAACATATTTTGAAATACCTGATAAGTTTCATTATTTATATAAATATACTACTCCTCATTATTATGGTATTCTTGGTAAGAATAAGATTGATATCAATATTTTAAATATTTTAAAAGATCAAAATATTTTAGGTAAGAGTCTACCTGATGGTGGCAATAATTATTCAGATATAACAGAATCTCCCAATGTAAAGAAAAAAACAAAAACATATTTTGGTGATTTTTTTTATAAAACAGACCTAAGTAGTAATGATGATTCAATGATAGCCTTAAGAAATAAAATAGTTGATAATATACATGATGAATATATTAATATTCAAAATAATATAAAAATTGATGATATTAGTAATATTAGTGAATATTTGAAAAAAAAACATATAAATGATATACTTATTTTAAATTCATCTGACAATATGGGAATTATAAAAAAAGGTATCGATGAGTATGATAACCTATATGAAACAAAAATAACAGATAAATTTGTAGATATTAAAGCAACTGATGATGTATCGTTTTTTTATAATTTTATATTATTACATTATTCTATAAAAACAAAATATAATACAATAAAAAAAACAAACAACTTCTTTATATTTAATATTAATAAAAAAGAAGATAATTTAAATACTGCAGATATTTTATTAAACTACAAAAAATTTTATAGGCCAGTTGATTCATTATGTACAAGCGATGTAGATAATGCCTATTATAATGTGAATGAAAAAATGTTTTTAAATACTGAAACAATTTTAGAAAAAATAATAAATAAATATTTAAATAATATTGATATTGACTATTTATTTTTGTTAGAACCAGTTTGGAAACAACAATGTATGACAACAGAAATAGATACATCTTATGAATCTATAAATAAGCTACCTAAAGATTTAAACATTATCAATGATCCCAATGATGCCAATGATCCCAATGATATAACTATGAATAATTGTAAAATATTTAAGTATAATAATAATAACGATAATAACGATAATACATGGACCAATTGTAATGTACCAGGTAAGCCGTATTTACCAGATAGTGATAGTAATTCACCTACTGTAAATATTGCAATAAATCCAAATTATTATTCAATTTTCAATAATGAGCGTAGCGATTCATATCATTTTGGTATTTTTTCTAATTATGACCATATTATTTTGAATCGAAAATGTTTTTATAATTATATTTTTTATAGATATAATATTGAAAATAAGAAAAGCTGGTGTAAAAATACAATATTTGAATTTTTAAAGAACGAGCATAATAAAGATTGTTTTATTGAAGAAAAGCATAGACCGACACCAAACTTTGTGGTAAATCCTGCATTTTGTAGAAAAAAAACTAAAAGAATTCAATTAAATATTTTAATATTTAAAAAATTATTTAAATCTATTGAAAATACACGAACACAAAAAGACGAAATAGATAAAATAATATCTATTAATTTTATAAATAAATTTTCTACAATTATTTTCAAAAATATGTATATAATTTTAAATGATACAGTTAATTCTAGTAAATTCGAATGTAATATTATGTTAAATTATAATAATTTTAATTTCACTAAATCATTACAATATGTAAACACTCGATTATCTGATTTACAAAATATAAACAAATTTTCCAGGCAGGATTCAGGTAAAGAAGTAAAATTTTTCAATAAAATTAAAATATCTATAAATTATCGCTTTATAAATGATATGACAAAAAATATTAAACCAATATATGAATCTATATTAGCTAACGAAGTTATCAGAAAATATATGTTTCTAATTTTTTATCAGTTGATAGGTGAATCTTTTGAGTTTTTTATTCGATATTTGTCTGATGATAAATTTTATACAATTTTAAACAACAAATTATTAACAAAAGATTTCACAAATACAATCCCCCAAGAAGTTGTCCAAACTAATAATGTTACAGAATTTTTTCTAAAAAATTATGAAATTATTCATTTATTTAGTCTTAAAGATATAACAAACTATTTATCATTTTTAGGAACAACCAAAAATATATATTTTGAAAATAACAAAATACCAACATTAAATAATGGCAACCCACATGAACAAGTTATGGGTGTTTATAATGATTTTTTAAACAATATAACTGAGTTAGAACTAAATAGTTCTAATGAATTAGATAAAATAAAATCAGAAGGTTATGATTTATTGTTTGAGCAAAAGAATGTCAATAAAATTTCTAATAACAAAATGATAATATTGTATTATAATATAACTAAATTTATATCTGAATATTTAATTAATAATAATACATTAATCAAAATACATGAAGATTATTATACAGGTATAGAATTTCAAAATATAAAACATAAGGTATTAACTAATACAAATAATTCTATAATGTATAACATGACAATTGATAACAACAATAATATAAATATTAATTTACAATTGATTAAAAGAAAACATATAGACACATTGACATTATTAAGAGTAAATTATGTGATTAATACAAACAAAAAAATAAAAGATAAAACACCACATGAATTAACATTAAGTAATTTATATAAACATGACAAAATAACTGATGACGAAAAAAATAAAAATAAAATATATATAAGTGTTATTGGTAATAATATTTTAAATATTGTTCAAAATGATGATTTATATAATAAATTAAAAAAATGTAATTTGAATCAATTAGATTATTACAGCAATATTGATATAGACAAATTTAAAACTACTAATATATTATATGTGTTATTTGACAAAAAATATTATAACATTTATGAAAAAATAAATACATCTGAAAAATATGAAATTTTTTGTAAACTAATTAAAAACAAGATTGATTTAGAAAATAATAAAATTACAGATGAAACCCTAATAACCAATACAATAAATGAGATAGACGATTATAACAAAGCTATTAAAAAAATTTTGTTAAAGGAATTATATTTATTAGGCAACGATGAAAGTAATAAGCATCTAAATAGTAATGATGAGACTCTAAATAAAATTTTATTTAATTTTTTGAACAATTATTTATTAAAAAATTATACTGATTTTTTTCATAAAGAAAAAAAATATACAATCCATAATATAGCATTTACAAATAATAAAAATCAAAAAAAATCAAATGGATATACTATATTTAATGTTAATAATGATAATTACCAAGATAAACAAATATTCTATAAAAAATATAAAAATAATGATATTAGATATGAAAATATACAATTTGAATGCTATATTAATTCAAAAATAGATGTTATAGAAAATAAACATACTGGTAATGCTAAATATTTAAAAGATTTATATGATAATTTTCATTTTAATTGTAGAGAAGATTGTGAAAATAAAGCTCTTGTTTTAGATAACAAATTAGCCGATTTTTATAATGTTTTTAATATAAAAAATAATTTATTAGAACAATTATACCAAAATAATGATAGTGATAATGATGATGATAATCATAGTGATAGCGATAGCGATATTGATATCAATGCTAAAAATATAATTGATGTTACTAATAAAGCTAACCCTGAACCCCAAGCTAATCCTGAATCCCAATCTAATCCTGAACCCCAATCTAATCCTGAACCCCAATCTAATCCTGAACCCCAAGCTAATCCTGAACCCCAAGCTAATCCTGAAAAAGGAGGTAAAATAATCAATGCTAATTCAAGTTTAAAATTTAAACCTAAACCTAAAACAAAAACAATAAAAAAAAAAATTAAAAAATAAATTAAAAAATCCTATTTTTAAAAAAATATATAAACAATTTTTATAAATATATATTTATACTAATTGTTATGAGTATTGATACATTTATGAATATTAATAATAAACAATTTATCTGGGATTTTTTGTACAAAAATAATAAATTTACTAATATAGATGAAAATAATATTAACAATATTAAAAATAATATAGATAATATATTTTTTAATATATATTTAAATGAAAAAAATAAAGACACAGCTAAAAGATTAAACTTGGTTGATTTAAATAAATTACTTTTACAAGAAATAAATAATAGTTTAAATAATTACAAAAAAAAATCAAAAAATATATCATTTAATAACAATGTAAAAATTGTAAAAAATGATTTTGAAAGTTTCAATAATAAAATCCCCAAAAATATAGATTTTAACGAAAAATCAGATGAACCTTTCGATACTGATAGTATGGAAGCGAAATTAAATGAATTAATAAAAAATCGCGACAAAAATTTGGCTAGCGTAGATATTATTGATTTGAATTCAAATTCTAATGATAATTCTAATGATAATTCTAATGATAATTCTAATGATAATTCTAATGATAATTCTAATGATAATTCTAATGATAATTCTAATGATAATTCTAATGATAATTCTAATGATAATTCTACTTCTAATGATAATTCTAATTCTAATGATAATGATAATTCAAATTCTAATGATAATTCTAATGATAATTCTAATGATAATGATAATGATAATTCAAATTCTAATGATAATGATAATGATAATTCAAATTCTAATGATAATGATAATTCAAATTCTAATTCTAATTCTAATGATAATGATAATGATAATTCAAATTCTAATGATAATGATAATGATAATTCAAATTCTAATGATAATTCAAATTCTAATAATATAGATACTAAAACTACAAAAATTACTAATATATATGATATTATCGAAATACAAAATGAAAATATCAAAAATAACAAAAATAACAAAAATAACAAAAACAATTCATATGAATATATTGTAGATAAATTGATAAGTATAGAAAATAAATTAGATTTATTATTTTATAAATTAAATATCAGCTAATTTTACGAATTTAAATCCTGAACTTTCATCTTTTATTAATCTTGCTACTTCTAATAGTTCTTTATTTTTTTTGTATGTATCATAATCATAAACTTTATAATGATTGTTTATTTCATATTTTTTTTCATCTGGATCATATATATATATAATATCGTTCACATTTACTTCTTTTAATTTTATTGTTATTTTTTTCTTATTCATATTCATCATTTCATCATTGTCTTGATTTGATATATTTGGAACATTTACATAATTATTATTATTTGGATTAGATATCGAGAAACAACTTGAATTATTTATATGAACATTACAATCTATAGCTGATTGTTTTATATTATCTAATATATTTTTGTTTATATTTTTTTTTATCAAAGCTATTTCATATAAAAGTTGATCAGATGTTACTATTTTTGTTTTATCTATTTTACTTTTATCTTTCAATCTTAGTTCAATTGATGTATCACTTTCTAATTGACTAGTTGTAAAATTCATAATATACAAAAATACTTTTATATTTTGTAGTTCTTTTGGTAATTCATAATGACTACATATTCTTTTTGCACGACCTATTACTTGTTCTATTCTTACATAATGCCAATATGGTTCCATTATGTGAACATATCTAACATTTTTTAATGTTATACCTTCGGCACCAGATGATGTTATCATTAATAATTTAATAATATCTCCTAAATTATTATTTTCTGCTATTTCATTCAAACTTTCAATTAAATTTGGCGGAACTAAATTCCAATTGGAATTGAATATATTTTTTATTATTTCTTTTTCATCATTATTTTCTGTTCCGGTATATAACGCATACATTGGCTTACCTTTATTGTGATCTTTTATATCTATAAAATATTTTCCGTCTTCTTTTTTTCTTATTTTAAATTCAGAATATCCATTATTATCCAAAACTAATTTGAATATACCAATACCCTCTAATGTTCTAAATTGTGTATATAATAAATGATTACCTACATGTTCTGGGTCTGATATATTTTCTAATATTGATAAAAATTTTGGACTATAAATAGACAATTGTGATTTTACCAAAAATTTACTTGCATATTTGTCTAATTCCATTAATGCTTCGCGTATTCTATTTTCATAACTTGAATCATGATTCGTTGTTTTATCTTTTATTGATATATCTATCTCTTCTAAATCATATTCAACTGATTTAATTTTTTCTTGGATATTTGTGTTATCTATTATACTATCATTCATTCCATCATTATCTAATGCATTTTCAATATTTTGACCATCTATTGGCATTGGTCTTTTTATATGTGGTCTCGGAAATACAAAATTACAAAATGCTCTTGAAAATATTCTATATGTTGAAACTGAATCACTAAATAAATCATCCTTTTGTTTTTTACTTGATTTTTTTTTATTATATTCTTCTAATTTTCTTTCTTGTATTCTTGCTTCCTCATATATACCAAATTGAAAATCACTCATTGGAACATCTATTATATGAAAATCTAAATTTTCATCGTATTTCGGCATTAATTTTTCTTGAGGACTTTTAAAATAAGAAACTAAACCTAATATTCTCATTTTGAACATGTTTGAATTTTTCATATTATTTTTTTCATCTATAAAATATGATTTAAATTCATCATAATTATCTGGTAAACATTTGTAATTATTTACTAATACATCATTATTTATTTCTATATTTTCTTTTGTTAATATATCTTTTATATTTGATACAAATTTTTGTGATGAACTATCTATTTTATCATTAAAATATACTTTATTTTTATTTTCTTTTGTATTTACAAAATTAAACGGATTTTGCGTTATTGTCATGGTCATTGTACTTGAATTAAAAGTCATATAATCTATTGTATATAATTCATTATTTTCAAAAATTTTTGTTAAACTTTCTTTTGATATTATTTTTTTTGATTTTGAATTTAATTTTAAATCATAGGTTTTTATTGAACCTCTTAATATATTAAACATTACACCCGTTTCATTTGGATAATTTATAATTGGTGTTCCCGATAATAATATTATTTTTGTATTTTCACTATTCAATAAATATTCATATAATTTCATTGCTATTGATTTTGAATTTTTCAATTTGTTTACTATACGACTTACTAAATTATGTGCTTCATCTATTATTACTACTTTATTTGTAAATGGATTTGTTGTATAATTTTTTGATAAAGCTTGTAAATGGGATTCTCTTAACCCATTGTAATTTATAAATTCATACTTATTATTTATCATAATGTTTATTTGATTATTTAAATTTATTTGTTGCTCTGTTGTTAAATTATTATAATTTGATTCTTTTTTTATATTTACAAACCATGCCCCGCCATTTTTTGCGATATATTCGTCGGCTAATCCTAATATACTTCTTAAATAAGGAACTAAATCTGGATTATTCTTTGTATTTACAAATTCCCAATATTGATTCTTTTTATATAAATAATCTCCACATTTTTTTAGTTCTTCTATATAATTACTTCTTAATGATGCAGGCGTCATTACTATTATTGATTTATCAGTTTTTAACCCCTCGGCTATTGCTATCGACGTACATGTTTTTCCCGAACCCAATCCATGATATAATAATAATCCTCTATATGGCGTATATATATTTATATAATCTCTTACTATCTTTTGATGTATTAATAATGAAAAATCATCAGAATTTTTTGATGAACAATTTATAGATGATCCATCATTGATTTTTTTCTCTTCTTCCATCAATTCTAATTTATATGGTTCAAATAATGAATTTATGAAATTTATAAAAATTTCTCTATTTTCTAAATAATATGATGGTGCCTTTATCAATATATTTGGTTCTTTTTTTGGAACTCTATTTATATATAATGATCTACCTATTTTTAATGAGGTTGGTATTTCTATATAATTTATTTTTGGTTTTGGTGTTTCTCGTTCTATACTTAACAATTTATTTGTTTCTAAATTTTTTATTACTATTTTTTCTAATGTTTTCATTATATTTGTTATTTTTTCTATTTTTTTAGATTTTGTTTTTAGTTCTTCTTTTTCTTTTTCTTTTTCTTTTTCTTTTTCTTTTTCTTTTTCTTTATATATGTCTTTTTCTTTATTTTTATTTACAATTTGTACATTTTTTTTTATTTTATTTAAAAAATCTAATTTATTTATTTTCTTTTCTTTTGTTTCGTCTATTATATAATTTGAACCTTGACTAGTCAACTCTATATTTATATCCTCTTTCTTTTTTGCAATCGGTTTTATTTTTAAATTTTCTAATTCTTCTTCCGGTATCATTATATTAATTATTATATTATTATTCAATTTATTAAATCAAATAAATTATTTTGTATATTTTTTTCTATATTATATTTTATATATGAAATTACCGACGTTGATAATAACAATAATAAACCTGCATTAAATAATATTGTCTTATCATATTTTTTAAAATTTAATTCTTCTTTGTTAAAAATATTAAATCTTAATACTAAATATAGTCCTATCAAAAATCTTATTGTATAATTTATAACATTCATATATTTTTTGTATTTTTCTGACATTTCTAAAAAGGTTACTAAATACAATATATTGAACAATATTGTTAAAATTACTATAAAAAATTTGTAATTATTTATAAATGAAAACATTAAGTATATATATTATTTAATGTTTTTATTTCACTTTATTTATTATTATTATATTTATATTCTATAATTGTAATATACTGGTTGCATGTTCTAGATATTTATTTATTCTATTGCTTACACTGATCATGCACTTACGAATTTTTCTTATTTATTTTGCTGTACCTACTTGTTATTCAATTATTGCCTTTATTCGTGTGCTTTTTTGATAATTTTAATATCATAGTTTTGTAGTCGCCGGTAAGAAATTCATTATCTATATTAAATCTACCACTCCGTTATTCCATATATTTTTATAATATGCTACATATTGTTCTTCTTTTTCACTAAGAATTTTTATATAAATTTTATTATCATTTATACCATATGTTTCTATTTTTTCTCTCGTTTCTCTTATTTCATTAAAATCATTTGATTCTGTATAAAAATTTTTAAAATAATTCAATATTATATCCTCTCTTATTTTCTCTATGTCTGATATATTTTTATTATAGTCATTTATTTTATTATCTAATCTATCATTCATATATTTTTTGTTGATTTTGATTGTTTTATAGTTATCGCTGGTTGAAATTATTTGTTCTGTTCTGTTTCCAGATATAATATATATTATCGTTTCATATATAAATATAACCATATCATCGTCGCTTTTTGATATATGTTGTGTTTTTGATGACCACGAATATACATTGGATAATTTATATATAGTGTTATCACCCCCATTATCAAATGAGTTAGTTAAAATTTTGCATATTAAAATTTCTATATTTGTAAAATTACCGCTATTTCTACGGCTCGGTTCTTCCTTAACTTCCTTAACTAAATAATTATTGTTACATATTCTATTTATAAATATTAAAAATACTAATATTTCATATAAAATGGATTTTAAATTAATAGAACCATTTAGTTTAAAACCCACTTTATCTTCTGTTAATTTTTCTATAATTTTATCAATTGTAAATTTATTAATTATAATTAAATTTAACAATACTACTATACACGTCATTAAATTATTATTAGGTACTGGTGCCCCACCTTGTAAGATTTTTGGGAATTTATTGTTGTGTGTTGTTATTGCATTATAGATCAATTTATCAATAATATATTGTTCTTTGGAGATTTTGGTGAGAGGGGTGTGCGGAGAAAGCGATGTAGAATATAATTTTTCTAACCATGGATATAACCAGTTAGAATTATTATGCTTTTTTTTATAGATTTCATCTATTGCTTTGTTGATATCAACTATCACATGTTTTTTTACATACTTAATAATTAATGGTTTTGCAGATTTTTTTGTTTCGTTGTTAAATTTTTCTGAAAAATCTTTATATGCTTGTGTTGACTTATGCTTCTGGTGATTCCAAAGCAAAGAGTCATGACGATTGACCAGGTTGGGGTTCATTATCTCTATAAATCGGTCAGTGATAAGATTATCAATCTTTTCTTCTACACGCCTCTTTATTTCATGTATATCATGTTCCATATTTTTATTATCTATTGCATTTTGTATAAACGTATTCCAGTAGTCATTTCCAAGGCCTATCCATTTCAATTTTTCTAGCAGATGCTCTCTCTCCTCCTGCTGTTTCTCCTCCGCATGCCGAAGATTATATATTAGCGTTGCTTCCGCCCCCATCGCCGTTGCAGCCACCGCCGCTGCCGCCGCCGCCTCCACTGCCTGCCTTGTTGACCGTATCGAATATGATAGTTTTTTCGCCTCCGCCGCCATCGCCGCCGCCGCCGCCACCGCCTTCGCCTCCACCGCTGCCGCCACTGCCGCCGCCGCCGTCGCCCTCGCCGCCTCCTCCGCCGCCATCGCCGCCGCCGCCAAACGAG